ACCGCGGTCGCGGTGATCGCCGCCACCCCGGTGAAGGTCGGCACGAGGTTCGATCGACAGAAGCGAATTCCGGCCCACTCCCCGAGCTCGTAATTGTAGAGCCGGTTGATATCCGAGAACGTCCACGCTTGGTTGATGGCGGGATTTTCCCGCATATCCGCCACGACAAGGGTATGGCAGACCGAGGTATAGTGCGGCATTTGCCGCGGGTTGTTGGAAGCTCGCGCCCCGCCCGCATCGGCTTCCAACCGGGTATCCGTCATCTCGTCACCCATGAAGCGCGGGGCACCGAGCGTTTCAAGGATGGCAGTCGCCCGCACCACTTCGTGCGGATTCATCACGTCACCCGCCACTAGGGCGCCACGTGAACCGCGTGTGTTCACGTAATTGATTTGCGGACCAGCGAGCAGGTTGTTGAACGTGTTGCGTTCGAACGTTTCGGCGATCTGCAAGCCGAGCAGCTCTTTCGCCTTGACGAACAAAGGGTGCTTGATGGTCAGCTCGCCCACGTCCGTGATGGTGATTTTGTCGCCCCACTGCTGCGCAGTCGCCGACACTTGGCTGATGGTCATGTTCTGACCAATGGGCGGCACGCCTTCGCTCAGCGGTGCGAAAGGCAAAGGAACGCGATTATAGCGCGTCGCAGTGTAGGCTGTGCCGCGGCCCTTCGGAAGTGTGAGTGGGTCACCAAACTGATAAACGACCAGCTGGCGTCGCGCCAACGGAAGTGTTTCATCTGCCAGATAGCCTTCAATATCCGCAACAAACGAGGCGGCCGGGTTGGTAGCCATGTCTCACGCTCCATATCCGCGGCCACCTGCCGCGATCAGATTTGAACGCCGTCCAGTCGCCTTGCGCGTGCTGTCCTATCGTCCGTTCCCCGGCGCGTGGGCCGGACATCGCTGCCGCCCTGCGACGGCCTGACTGTATTTCGGTCCACCCGCTGACGCGCCTTGTCCCGCTCTTTGGCCGTCAACTTCGGATTCTCTGCCATGTGCTTGCCTACCAGCCAGTAGAACAGGTCGATTCGCGATACCGCCTGACCCATCTGCAGGCGCTTGTTGAATTCTTCTTCGACCCTATCCTTCCAGCGCACCATGCGCTGATCAGTTTGCGCTCGCTCACCGTATGCAGCTCGATCAGCTGCTGCCGCGGCATTGACCGAATTTACAAAGTCCCGGCGCTGCTGCTGCCCAATGAACCGCTGCATCCGTGCATCGGCTCGCTCTGAGCCGTCGAGCATCTGCAGGCGCGCCTCAAACTCTGCATCCGTTTCCTCACGCGGCCCCGTGGGCTGCGCTGGTCCTGCCGGCGCCGTACGCCTGTTAGCTGCGCGCTCGGCTTCAAGTTCCGCCTGCAACCGGCGGGTTTCATTTGCCAGCCGCTGAATCCGGGAAACAGCGCGTCCGGCAGCACGTTCGACCCGTTCCGGGTCAGCATAAGGATCGTCAGGATCCTCTAGAGGGTCTTCGCCCCCAACCTCTTGTTCCGCGCCAGCGTCGAGGGCGGCATCTTCGGGGTCGCCGGCGCCTTCTTGTCCTTCTTGCCCGCGATCGCCCTCTTGCCCGAAGTCTGGGTCTTCTTCATAAAAGTCATCTCCCGCAGACACCTGTGGCGCCCGCGCTTGCGGTGTTCTGGCCATGTTGGATTTTCCTTCAAAAGTGACTAACGGCCACCAGTCGAGTGCACCTTACGGGTGCAAGTCGTGCGATGAATTTACTTGTTATTTCTAAATGTTGTCAAGACGGGCAAAGACTCTGGTGAAAGTCTCGTCAGTGCGCTTGGTATTCTGTGCCTCTGTCTCGCGCAGTGCGCGAATTTCTTCCTTCTGCACAGCGACCAGCGAAATAACGACTGCAAAACCCTGAACTGCCTCTTTCAACTCTTTGATTTCAGTGGCTTGTTGCGTTCCCACAACTTCAAACCTCGTGACAGCTGCAGTCAATTTACCCGTAACCGTAAACACCGCCCAAAGCATTCCCCCGAGCAGACTAGCAATTCCGAGTCCCAACGCCACCCATGCTTCCGCAGGCATTCTCGCCTCAAAAAAAGGGCAGCCCCGAAAGGCTGCCCGCCAAGAAGGGGGGAGGAAAGCCCCTCTAACCTAACAGCTCAAAAGTGGAACGCAACCCCTGCCACAGCCAAGGTTTCTCCGGTCGCCCGTGTGGCGTTAGTAAAAAGCGCAGCGGCGCGCGGGTCAGCGGTTGGCATAAACGACGAATTCCAGAAGATGTGATCAACCCGCACATAAGCTTCGATCTGCTGCGAGAGCGCCGCGCTGATCTTACCGCCGACGTAAGGCCCGATGATCCACTTGGACCCGCACACCGAACTGAGCGTCTCATCCATGTTCAACTGCGTAGCGCACAGGGTAAGATCGCGCTCTGCAACACCGCCGCGCAAAGTCGCAGTCAAGTTGCCCATGATCGAAGCTGGCACGGTGATCGGCACGGGCCAATTCGCCGGCTGCGCACCACTTGGAATGTAACCGAACAGGTTGCCCAAGTTGATCCCGACTTCGCCGCCTTCTTGCAGCAAGACGCCATCTTTGCGGTAGCCGAGACAGCCACCACCCATCACATCGCAGCCGACGCTGGCCTTGGAGAAATTATAACCAACCGAGGCATTTATGCCTACCACGATCGGGTTGAGATTCCACCGCGCGCCCACCTCACCGCCAACGATAAGGCCAGTCGGAAACACCTTGATCGGGCCCGCCGGCGTTCCGTCGATTGTCAGTTCATTCTCGACTTGCGACCAGCCGCCACCGGCGAATATGCCGATGTAGAACGGGCTGTATGAAGTGACGGCCGGCGTCGCCTTCAACGAAGGCCGCACCGGAAGGTCAGCGGCGAATGCGGGCGTTGAGAGCAGCGCCGCCAAAACAAGAGCTCGTTTCATGGTTTGTCCTTTGGAAGATTGGGAACGAAATGCACCAGGAGCGGTGTCGCAACCGCAACTATCGTCGTGACCGTGACTTGATCCAGTCCGAAATTATAGCCGAACACATTGGCGAGCTGCCCAGCGGCCATGATCAACGCAACGAGGGCCTTGTCATACTGCGTAAACATCGGTCACCTCAAACTTTGGGACTGCCAATCAGCATCGCTATAGAAGCCGTTTCGCACTTCGTCACGCGAGCAAGCCAGCCATTGCCGAACCGCCGAAAACCCCGAAGACGGTGGTAATCAGCCCGCCGTTCATCTGCCATCTCGCAAATAGCAGAATTGACGTGATCGACATTGGCCAACAGTGCCTTCACCGCCGATGCGGTGACAATACCAAAATGACCATCGGCCACGATTCCCAGCGCCCGTTGCAAAAAAGGCACAGCTTTACCCGGTCCCTCATTCACCGCGGTATCGAAATACATCAGATCGAGGCCACGGGGGAGCAAGTCGCAATACGGCTGCCAGTACCCATTCAAATAAATTGCATCGACCACGTCCTGCGGGGCCTTCCACACATCCCCGCCGGGAATGCCATGAAGGTGGCACCACGCGTCGTATTCCTTCTGTGTGACCCCGCGCGAGGTGCGACCACCCGGATCGTGCGGATCGTCGTCGTTGCCGCCCTCGATATCCTGGCGTTCGTCAAAGGCAAGACAAGCCCGAAAATTCTGAATCATTGCCAGCTCACCGTAATATCTTGTGCTCCGGTGATCGTAACCTGAAGATTGGTAAAGAACTGCACGTCATACGTCAGCTCGAATGGATTGAGCGCCGCCGGCACCGTGACCACCGCAATCGTAGCCGCACCATCAAGCAGCGTGACCGTTCCCGCAACGGGCGTATTGACCGTCAGCGTATGCAGAAGGCCCCCCGCCGGCTTGAGCGTGATCGGACCTTGCGCCCCACTGAGATGCGAGAAGTTGTTGCACGGCACGCCGTTGACAGCAGGCATCTCAAATACTCCAATCAATCAAGATGTGAAAATGCGCGTGCTGCACCAGCCCGATCGTTGCACCAATCCACACCGACGACCACGAAGCCAGGGCCCAATTGAGCATCGTTGCACCTTCAGTTAACAGTGGCCGTAACGCCGGTAACCGGATTTGGCCCGCTCGCCGGAACCACTACACTATTCGAGGGCGCACTCGGTGCCGAAAATTGCGCGGGCACCGAATTGTCATTGATCGTGATAATGTAAGGGCCGTGGTTGCCGCTGGTCACTTGCCCGGTCGTGCAGGTCCCGGTCGGCGTTGCCGCCGGCAACGTGATGGGCAGCGTTATCGAACATGCAACTACTGCGCCTGGGAATCCAGGGATGGGAACAGCAACGTCGAATACCGTAAACCCCGCGATGGGCTTCAAAGGCGAGCCGTCAACGTTTGTCGTCGGCCACGTCCACGCCACCGTGACAGTATGAGCGTCCGCGGCGCCAGCCACGCCAAGGACGAACAACAGCGCGGTGCTTAGGATTTTCCACATAGGCCACCTTCCTTTTAAGCTTGGCTTTTTGCTCAAAGATCACACCGTGCAGGCGGTTGTGGCGAGACATCACATTCTCCCGCGCAGCTGCGGCGGCGCGCCAGACGCAGCCCCTATCGCATCCCTATTTACCATACCAGGTGGACCTTGGCCACCACGCGGCGGCTTGGCCTGTGCGCCCGGCCGCGGGCCGCTACCTCCCCCACCGGGCGGGGCGCCGCCCATCTGTCCAATCTGCTGCGCCAGCATCGCCTGCTGCTTCATCTGCATCTGGAACTGGTGGCGGGCCATGTGCTGCCGAATGTTGCCGAGCGGAT